TATCAGGGTATTTCATAGATTGCCCTACTTTGAGTGTAGATTCTGGCATCCATGTCATCCCCACCCTTCGATAACCTGCCTCATGCCACTTTTTTCTACGCTTTTCATTAGCATCTTGCTGTTTTCTTAATTTATTTACGAACCTTATCGCTACCGCTATTGCTACAAGAGCACCTAACACTACTAGCATAGGTGATACTACAGACCATGTTGCAGCCGCTACCAGTTTTATAGCTGTTACCATACCTCCACTGGCTATAAGCTTCATAAACGGCCCTACAGCTATCTTACCGAACATTATTAAAATACCAGATAAAGATGAGAATACCACACCTGATATTGTTACTACATATAAAAGGGCGGCAGCTATACCCATAAATATACCTATAGTTGCTGATAATATGGGGGAGCTTTTTATATAGTCTGCTGTGGCTTTCTTTAACTTTAGAATAGGTATAGTTATAAAACTGACTGACTCCCCTATAGCTAACCTCATATTCCTCCAAGCAGATCTAGCTTCTAGTGTAGCTCCAGCTAAGCCCTCCATCTTTATATCTGAAAGCTTCTTGGAAGATATGTTCGTCTCATCCATTTCCGCTCTAAGTTTTACTAAAGCATCAGACATCCCTAACATTTTGAAGAGCATCCTACCACTTTTAACTGTAAATATATCTGATATATCATTAGCTACACCCCCCTTTTGATCTATTAACTCAAAAAACCTTAGTATGCCGCCATCCCTGAATTGTGTAGAATTTTCCTCAAATATCTCGTCCCTAGCTATTTTTAATCTGTTAAGTGTGGCTACTGCCTTCTTACCCGGGGTCCTTCCAGCAGCTTCAATAAGTTTAGTAAATGCCATAGATAGTTTTGTGCCAGTATTAGCCCCCATCTCGCCCTTTTTAGCTAATATACCTAAAACAGAGACCATATCTTTGAACGGTATATTCATAGCTGCAGCAGATCCTCCAGCATTAAGGACTGATGCTGCAAGCTTAGTCATATTAGTCTCAGTCCTAACAGATACGAAAGATATTATATCCGCAAAATCTTTTATCTTAGATATGTCCTCTCCGTACATATTCACAGTCTGCGAAAGGAGTTCCGCTGAGGCTAAAGGAGATATATCCCCCGCTGTCGCCATTTCTAACACTTTGGGCATAACACTTAATATCTGTTTAACTGATAAAGATGTCTGTCCCAGAAAGGCTTGTGTGCCTCCTACATCCAAAGCGGTGAATTTTGTTTCAGCATTTAACTTCATCGCCTGATTCCGTAATCTCTTCATCTCCTCTACAGTAGCTCCTGTGTTCTTTTTGACGGTATTCATAACGTCTGAAAACTCAAAAGCATCGTTAGTAACAGCCTTAAGCCCCATAGTGAACATAGCCGCAGCAAAACCTGTACGTAAGTTTGCTAATTTAGATCCCATCTTAGAGAGCTTATTTGCCAACTTATCGGTGTCCTTACCTGCTTGATTGAGTCTGGTTCTAAAGGACGCTGTAGCCTTTTCCATCTTCTTAACTCTAGCAGAGTACTTATCCTTTATCTCGACGATAAAAGATGCAGCATAATTACCTAGGCCCGATAAGCTCATTACAGTACCTTACTTACGTTTCATATCTCGTTCAATCTTCTCTTGTCTCTTACATAACGTGTCGAAGATTACAGCTATCTCATACAGGTCTGTATTCATTATATATTCATAACTTATACTACAATCACTTCCTGATATTGCTATAGCAAGCTTAATCCAGTCTAATCGTCTAAACTGGAAATAAGGTCGAAAAAACAACAATACCTGAGCATTATTGCCACCCTATCTTTCCTGTCCACATTGTTTTCCCACAAACTCATAGTCATAGGGCTTTCAACCTCCCCTTGACTATCGCTAGAGCCTTTTACAATACACAGACTGTTATGTATAATCATTCCACCAAAATCGCTTGTCATAGCGTATAGGTCTATATTTGAGCACATAGACATCATTGTTTTGATGGATTTTATCTGTTTTTCGATCTCCTCTAGTTTAATCTCCCTGGCGAACTCACTGTTATCGCTGTAGACTTCAGGTATAGACGCTACAGGTGCTATAGTTGCTACCTTGATTGCCTCGTCCCTAGCATCTTTCAAATCAGCTTCAGAGGTTAATGAGGACGCAAACACTGCCGCCCCTTTCTCTATCTGACTGAAATATCGTTCCATCTTGTACGCCTGCTTAGCCATACGGGGTAGAGGGTGTGTTAAGGTTACGGATTTAGCGTCAAAAAAGTCGCCGCCTTTTGAAACCTTGAACGATCTCTTTACATCCATTTCCATAGGTTCATCAATTATCATAAAACTATCTCCCTTTCTATAAGTTATTGTGTCATCGTCAGGATAACATATAAAACTATTTACGACTGAAGGATCTGGTCGCCTGCCATTTCTATATCAATCACACCATCTGCCGCTGCATTGATCTCAGGGTCGTTGATCATACTCATATTTTTATAAGATTCAGCGTAATCTTTACCATTTAAACCTCGTTGAGATGCACTTATGGTGTTGGCTGAGCCATTGGCTTTCCAATCATCAATTAGCTGTAGATTATCTACTGTGACATAGATCTGGAACATTACTTTACTGAACATAGTTTCAGCATTTCTTGTATGCACAGCCGTAGCACTTCCGCCACCTATAGAGACTGCACGTACATTAGTCTCCCCAGAGCCTCTGGTAGACTTATAAGAGTTAGGTACTAGCCCTACAGTATCGTTATTTACCTGAATAGCGGGTACACTTATTCCATCGTTAGACATAGTTATATCTCCTATACTACTATTACATAATTCGTCTTAATTATTATAGTTCAAATGACAACTGAAGTACAGTGTTGACAATCTCTAATTGAGTAACTATGGGTAGAACAGAGTTTATAGAGGCTTTTCTTCCTGCCAGGTCGAGAACGACTGTGAGAGTGTCCTCCACCAGCTTGTCAGCTGCTCTACCTTTTCTAATTAGTGCATCATCTTTAAGTACCGAGAGTAGTCTTTTAAATGCAGCTTTAATTGATGCAGCATTCTGCATAGATCTACCTTCTACCAGATCCCCATCTGTCAAACGAGACTGAGAAAACAGAGACTTGAGATTGTTGAACAAGAACTCTTTACAGACGCTGGAGGTGTCAACATATTCAAGATACTTGAAACTAGCATCGGGATTACCTCCCTCATCAGTCTTATATGTCGTTACTATAGCTCCGGTAATAGTCTCAGTTAAGGGCCTATTAGGGCCTACTACACTAAACCCTGCTACATTTAGCTCAGCCTGCTCAGAACCGTCAAAAGTGCCTATAGAGTTTGTAACTGGAGTACCCTCTAAAGGTGTGTTAAAGTATGGTAACGAGGCCAATGACCTGCCACCGAATTGATCGTTAAAAGCATTGGTAATTACAACAGAGCTTATTAGCGAGTTATCTGAGAGCCTTCTAGCTCTGATAGCCATAAACTCAGCTACGGTCCAATCTGCCGGGTGCATTAGCTCCGGGCCGTCTTTTGCTGGTGTTGTGGCCACTGCTGCAAGAGCATTACCCATCACAACAAGAGACTGGCTGTTCAGTGCGTTTACAACTACTTTAGCACCTGCCAACGTATTAGACTCTCCCATGAACCCAACACCATCAAGGATGTCGTTAGATGTGTTAAATCGTGCATCCAGGAAATCCCCTAGTTCAGTTTCAATACTCGTAGCAAGGTCTGTAGGCCACAATACACCTTGGTATCTCACAGATCCTACCAAATCCATAACATCTATAACTGAAGGCGGAGTCGCACCTCCTGTAGCAGCAGTTATAACAGCGGTAAGTCCCGCAGGGATGCCAGAGATTTCAATACCATAATCGTTACCTATAGTCCCAGCATCTGAAGCTGTAATAGTGACTATACCATCAGCAGGGCCTGAGTCTGCTACAGTGAACGGAGCCACGACACCTGTGAATGCAGTAACAACAGCAGTCCCAGTGACTATATGAGTATCACCAGATGCTATGCCGATCTCCTTTTTATACAGCTTGGAAGACAGGAGACTAAGAGTGATAGTTCCTGCCTCTGTCGCTGTGCCTGAAAATGTAAGTACTGTCGCGGCAGCAGCAGCCCCGCCGTCTTCTGCTAGGGTGATTACATCAAGAGCCGCCTTAACATTGTTACCTGTCTGGTTAGCATCCAACCACTCCTGTACCATAACACGACAATACGACCCTGTACCTAACAGTGAGTCTAGTGCTGTCTGGGTAAAGTCCTGAATACCTGTAACTAAAGTATTAGCCGTTGCTCCAGGTGTTTGACAGATGATGAGGTCCTTGCGAGTACCTATATCAAGAACTGTATTGGCTGAAACTACAGATATATTAACATCTGGTTTAGATATATTTCCCATGATCTATTTTCCTTAGTAAAACACTGTTCACTGTTCACTGTTCTCTAATCAGTTGACGGTATATCGTACTTAACCTTTTTTTCCTTTACAGGTTTAGTCTCTAATACCTCTGACATACATCCATCTATTTTTGACTCTATCAGTCTTTTACGCCAATAACGGTCTTTCGGGGTGCCGCCGTTTTTGTTACACTGTAAAGATATAATGGAACCGGCTGCATACCCTCCTATACTAGCAGAAAGTTTAAACTTCTTCAAGATAAATCTTTTTGTTTTTATTTTTTTATTTATGTCAAATTTAGCCATGATAACCTCCATCTGGATTAAATCTCTATTTCACTTTCAAAGGACACTAAAGCCCCGTCATTGTTGAACATTTTAGAGTTCACAATTATATCTCTAAACGATACATGTCGTCTATCATTATGACCCTGTTTAATGGTTATTCTATAAGGCACCTGGTACTCAAAATTATGTACATACGTGTTGTTATTCCAGAATACAGGAGCATTACTTACCTCAACTCCTGCAAAAGTTATAGCAGAATCATCATCTTCAAAAACAAAACCGTACATAGCTTTCCTGATCGCCGACCTTATTTCACTATATGTCTTCTGTTGCTGATCCTCTGCTGTTTGCTGAGTATTTGTATTAGCTATAACTAAGAATGACATCTCAGGTACATATACTAAATTCAGAGGGTTCTGTGCCGTACACGCTGTTATAGCATCATTTACTGTATCACGGTCCTTACTTGCGTTTTCTGGGCCAAAAATCACAAACAATGTTGGTTTATTTCTTGTGTGTTGCCCAAAGATATTCGTAGCTCTAGTCTCATCAGCAGCTATAATTATCCTCTGCTCTGTTACAAAATTAAGGTCCGTAAAAGCTGTACCATTAGGTATCTGTGTATCTTCAAGGGGTATTGTGAAGGTACTAATGTCTAGGACAGTAACCTCAGAAAACCCTAAAGTCAGGTTACGAGGCTCTAGCATAGACCCTAAAGCCCCTTCAGCATCAGCTTCTTGGCTTATAGTTATAGTTGTCCTCGTAGCACTAAGAATAGTGAAATCGCCATTATAATTAATGTCTGCAAAACCTTCAAGGGTAGCAATATTCCCCCCGCCCTTATCTCCCGATCCGCTGGTACGGTCATGCTCAAAAGAGCAAGTTAGAGTGGCCCTTTTGAGTAATGTGTCGTACGATATCGAAACTATAGGAACAGCTATACCGGCTTTAGATACAACTACTACATCATTACTTTCCAAGCCATGATCCCCAGATACTACTGATATAACAGAGCCATCAACTGTAGCGGTCCCTATAACAGTGTCTGAAAACTCGTCAGTATACTGTGGGAGTGTAGCCATCAGTTGGGCTTTTACTTGTTCCGGGGTTATACTCATTTATATGACCTGTACACTCTAGTTACTTTACCGATCTCTTTTAAAACGCCTCTCTGTAGGGCTTGTTCTATCTCTCTCGCCTTATGTGTTATAGTTGGTCGTAAGTGAGGTCTAGGCAGTATTCTACGCCGTATAGACCCTTCTTCTAAATATCTAGCGTGAGGAGCTATCTTTCTTAACTCGCCTATAACCAAACGGGTACTGCTTGAAACATTAAATCTTACAGACCTGACTAGTTTGCCCGTTAACCTAGCTGGTGCCTCGCCCGGGGCTGACGCTTGATGTCGCTTACCTCTAATGTTGTAAATCCTACCAGTCTTAGGGGTGTTCTGTATACGCCTCTTAA